CTATCCGTTCGTGATAGAATTTAATCTCATTATCACACCTTCTTTGAATAAAACCAGCTTCAGTTTCCACAAAGAAATCTTTAAGCACATTTTTAATAGCATCCTTTTCATCTTGTGTCCTCGCTGAAAGTAATCGGAATATTTTGTCAATATCTAATGGAAGTGGTTCTTCATTAAGATAATATTGATCTAGCAGTTGATGATAACAACCATGCTCTAACAGGGTTAAGTGGCCTGTATCAGCCCTGTAATCTGATATGTTATGTTGATAGTAATGCAATTAATCTTCCTTTTCTTATCGTGTCCTTTTTTATTATTAACCAATTTTTATGTTTCGCGCAAGTATTTTTGTATTATTTTTTGACCTTCTTCAAACCCATAAGCCACTTCCGCACCATAACCCATTGATTCTGCTAAAGTAAGGAACTGTTCCTGGTTTTGTTGTAATCTTGCACTTTTGTCTGCCTTCATCTCTATAAATAGCCCATGAAGGCCATTTGCTGGGATCATAAGGAACAAATCAGACACCCCTGCGGTTACCCCCTCTTGTTTAAGTTTAATAGCCGTTCCGATGTGCCTAGCGCCCCCATTTGGGATAGCCCATAAGCATTTAGCCATTAATGGGTATTGAAGCCTAAACCATTTAATTAGCAAAGTCTGTGCCAAGTGTTCGTTATTCTTCATAAAATATTTTTAAAAAAGCTTGTAATAATTATTAGTAGGTATATATTAACACCTAGCAACACATTTTTAACGAAACTTAAAGGAAACTAAAATGACAAAACAAGCAGAATACAAAAAAAATTGGGTTTTTGATGTTATTCAAAGAGCCGAAAAAATCAATGTAATTACTACTCCATTAGATATTTCCCGTTGTTTTAAACTATCTTTATCTGATTCAAAAATGTTGTTAAATCTTTATAAGGAATCAAAATGAAGATATTAACCGCACTATTAATCGCACTTCCGATCATGGCAATCGGGGGTGAATCACCGAAGCTTCGTTATAATTGGGTTGAAAACAAATATAACTATGCACCTAAAGATGCCAAGCTTAAATACAATTGGACTGCTAACAAATACGAATTTGTTGCACCTAATTCAAAACTCAAGCATAATTCGCAAAGTGGTAATTACGAATATGTTCAAACACAAATTGATCCCTATAAATCAGAAATTGAATAAGAAAGGATAAGACAAAATGAAAAAAGACTTAATTCTCGGATGTATCTTTGCTACGGCATTTTGGGCTTGGTTTGCAATCTGCCTTTATTACTTAACTCCAATGGTATTTGAATGGTTGGGTAAATAATATGTTGCCAAAAGAAGAAGATGGGTTTAAAATACCCATAAATCAACAAGTTACGGGAGCTTCTATGAGTGACCAGCAACGAGAGATGCAACACAAGATTCATATTCGCACTATGATGAATCCTGATCCTGATTTTTTAGACCTAGAACCTCATATTTCTTTACAAGAACTTATCGAGCATCATATTACTTTTAATGCTGAAGTTTTTTCTGATTTTTATGATGAGATTGAAATTCAGAATCAAGTAAAGAATATTCTTTATGATCGTGAAGATGATAAGATTGGTCGTATTAAAGATTTATACGATGCGGAAATTAAAAAACTTGCAAAGTTTATAGCTGAAAACTATGAAACAAATACCTTTGCTAAATGGGCTTATGAAGATACAATATCGCATGTAATTTAACGAAACTTTTTAGGATAAGACAAGATGAAAACATCAGACAGTATCAAACAAATAGCTGAAGCTTTAGTAGCGGCGCAAAAAGAAATTAGATTTGCCGTTAAAGATTCAACTAATCCTCATTATAAATCCAAGTATGCCAATATCAATTCAGTTATTGATGCCGTTAAAGCGCCACTCAATAATAATGGTATTGCTATACTTCAATCTTTAAGCCCTTCAGACGATAACAAACTCCATCTTACTACTCGTTTAATCCATAGTTCGGGTGAATGGATTGAGGATGAAGCCGTCTGCCCTATTCAAAAACAAGATGCTCAAGGTTTAGGTTCTGCAATTAGTTATATCCGCAGATATTCTATTTCTAGTTTTCTTGCTCTTTATGCTGACGATGATGATGGCCAATCCGCAGTTCTTAATGCGGCAGATTATCTTCAAAGAATTACCCAATCACAATCATTAGAGGAACTTCAGGCTAATTATAATTTTGTTATGGGCGAAGTTAAAAATGATAGAACTCTCTCTAAATTAATTATTGATGCAAAAGACAAAAGAAAGGCAGAACTATGATTGATGATCCTGTAATTCGTAATCTTTACGGCTATCCCATTGAAACAACTGCTAAAGAACTTATACAAGCTGAAGCAAGGCGAACTAAAGTTGAAGCTTTAAAACGATTTTTAGGTGATAAATATTTATTAGCACCTTTAACAAAGAAACTAGATAAACCAATTAAATAGGAACTTAAATGGAAAGAATAATAAGAGATATAGCTCAAGGTAGTCCTGAATGGATGGCTTTAAGAGTAGGCAAAATTGGTGGTTCAAGAATAGCTGATCTTTTAACTGAAGGTCGAGGTGGCGCTGAATCTTTAACTAAAAGAAAGTATAAGAATGAACTTATTAGGGAAAGATTGACAGGGCGCAAATTAGATACCTATAAAACCCCTGCAATGCAACGAGGAATTGATTTAGAACCTATGGCTAGGGCATGGTATGAAGTTAAATATAATACCTTTGTGGATCAGGTAGCAATCGTTTTACATCCTACTATTGATGGCGGTCAATGCTCACCTGACGGAGTAGTTGATGCAACCAATTCTTTAATTGAGATTAAAATACCTAATCCTGAAAATCATTTAGATAACATCCTAACAGGTGGTAAACAATTAGAACAATATTATGACCAGGTAATGTGGCAATTGGCTTGTGTTCCTGGTTCTAATGGAAATGAAAAAAGAGAATTTTGCGACCTTGTATCTTATGATCCTGAAATGCCCGATCATTTACAGGGATTCGTAAAGCGTATTTATCGAGATGATGAGTATATCCAAACCATGCAAAATGCGGTGATCGCTTTTTTGTCTGATATAGAAACTATTGTAAATAACTTAAAGGAAATTAAAAATGGCAATAACCCATGATCTAATCGCTAAAACAGGCGAATACACTAATGCGGCTGGCGAAACTAAAGCTCGCTGGACTAAAGTAGGTGTTGCAATGAGCAATAAACAAGGTGGCACTTCAATTCTTATTGAATCTATCCCTGTCAATTTTGACGGCTGGGTAACAATGAGAGAACCTCAACCTAAAGCTGAAGTAACTTCAATAAATGGATCAGATAAAGCTGACATGCCATTTTAATGATTTTACTGATGGTTTTGTCTTGCAAAAAGACCATAATTTGCATAACAAGTAATTTTGCTTGTTACAGATAAAGGATAAATACTATGTGGACTACACCATCAGCAACAGAAATGAGATTTGGCTTTGAAGTAACAATGTATGTAATGAATAAATAATGGTTATTGTTACAGATTGCTATTAAATTAAGGGGCTTAAAATGCCCCTTTTTTATTTAATGTAGTGATCGCCCGTATTGTTATTAAGACCAATCATATCAGCCTTATCTTGATCCCATGAAGTTGTTTCATCGGAATCATAATAGCGTTCTTCATAAAGCTTATTCTTTTTGTTGCCCCAAATCTTTTCGTAATTCTCATCATATAAGCTTTTTTGTTTAAGCTTATTAGTTGATCCTTTACCAGCTTCGCTATATTTACTCATCAATGACCTTTCTATAAGTTCGTTTAATCCAATTCGCAAATAATATCAATTCATTGTTATCAGCGCAATGCTTCATTGTATTAGCTTTATGGCTCATCACTTGGACATTGCCTTTGATATAGCCTTTAGTGTTATCAACTCTATCTAATGAAGGTGAGCATCCGCGAGGTCCGCCGCTAGAGCTTCCAGCAGAAAGAGGAATTTTTAATACAGGGCATAGTTTGGGAATAACTACATCGGATAATTCTAAATTAAATTCAATACCTTTTTTTCTAGCTCGGTATCTAGCTTGACCTAAAAGGACTAACGCGCGATTATTTTCTCGATATTTTTGACAGTATTCATTATGTTTTGTCTTATTACGAATCATTTATTTTTTAATTTTAGTATTAATCCATTCATAAATTCTAATGCAATACCAAACTATAGATAATAAAGCCGCTATTGCTGGTAAAAATTTCATAACTGCACCAAGAGCCGTAACTCCCGAAACTGTATCTAATAAATGCTTTGTATTTTCTTCCATATTCATTTTCATTTCTTTCTACTAATTGATAAGATGCTTTTCAATAGCCAAATAAAGACTACCATCATTGTTGCCGCTAGATATATAAGCAACAGAGCCATCAGATAGTAAAATAACCAAATAATTTTTACCATCGAAGTAATCAGCGCCAATATCTTTGATTGTTTTATTTTGTAGAAAATCGAAATGATCATCAATCGTTTCTGTAGAACTCAAGATTAGTCTTTAACCTTTCATTATCAGGTTCTAATTCTAACGCAATTTCACCATGATGTCTTGCTTCACACTTCATATCTAAATAATAAGCGCTTAACGCAATAAGATCATGTGGCAACGCACCCCATACATCAGGTCGCATTGTATAAACTAATTCTTTATCTTTTATCTCTAATGCTTTTAATGCGGATTCATAACATTCGCGCCACATCTTTTTAGCCATATATGATTCAGCTAATTCAACATAAGGTTCACGAGTATTAGGCGATTCTTTACAAGCCTTTTTATACCATTCAATGCCATTCTGACCTAAAGCATCATAGCATTTACCTAACAATCTCATGGCATAACATCTTTCATTTTGCCAAGTAGCTTCAGGCATATCTAAATACTTATTTAAAGCCACTACCGCATCAAGCCATTTATGATAGAAGGTTAGTTCCCTTGCATAATAAAAAGCATTTCTAGGGCATCTAGCATCTTCAGTTACCGCCAATAATAATAAATCAAGGTATTGTCCTCTTGATTTAGTTGGATCAGGTTTATGAATCACAAGCAACATATCCGTTTGCGCCCATACTTCTTTAATTCTTTTATCTGCTACTGGATACTCATGGCATGGATGATGCCAATGATAACCATGTCTAGCATGAATTTTTTCATAATAGAAAATTATGCCAACACCCCAATCAAATTTATATCTTAATCGAGTAGTGTCATCCTTCCATACTTTTTCTATTTCTTCGCGCCAACCTGGTTGTAATTCTTCATCAAGATCAAGTGATATACAAACATCAAAGTCTTTAGGTATTAATGCTAATGCCGCATCGCGAGCTTTATCAAAGCGCCAAGGGCTAATTGCTATATCATAAACAACCGCACCATGTTTTTTAGATAACTTAATTGTGTTATCAGTTGATCCTGTGTCTGCTATTAAAATTAAATCTGCATCTTTAGCTGATTCACAAAATCTTTTTACAAACTGTTCTTCGTTCTTTGATATGGCATATACCGCTATCTTCATCTTATCTTATCCTTTAGTTATTAATATACTAGATCAACTGTAGTTCCTGCCGTTAATCCTGTAGCAAATACAACTTGAGTGCCACTTGTAACTGTAACATCAGTTCCGTTTATCATTCTAACACCATTTGCAAATACATTTATTTTGCCTGATGTATATGATGCTGAAGTTGTAAATGTTGTTTGTGAAGCGGTAGCAGTAAACAAATCATAATTAACAATGCCTGTGCTTC